CTATAGGTCCGCATTCATGACAGAATGTTTTGAACTCACCTATCATGGTGGTGGCGGCTTTACTTACTCCGAAGTCTGGAATATGGACGTGCCTAAACGTAGGTTTAACCTCAAGAAGATCAACGAGTATCTAGAGAAGGTTGAAGAGCTACGTAATGAAGGTCAGCAAAAGATAACTGAGAAAACTGACGTTAGCAAAATTAGGCCGCCTGACTTCATAAAAAATAAGCCAGAAGAACCTACCTTTGTCTCCAAGGTAAAAACCAAAAAGTAAATATTTATTCGTAAGCAGTATATAATAGATGGCTAACGAGAATAGAAATACAGGACCTAATCAAGGAGCACCAGCACCAGATCCTAATGCACTTAGACAGAGTTTAAGACAATTATTAGACGACCAAGGTGATTATAACAATCTATTAAGAAATGCAATTGCTGATCTTAAAAAGATGGACACAGCCTATGCCAAAATTGAGGCTAGGCTATCTTCATTAAACAAGGATTCTATCAATGTAAAACAAGTCAATCAAGAGCTATTACGTCTTAGACAAAAAGAGTTTTTAGAATCAAAGAAACTAAGAGATCTAGAGCAAGAGGTATCTGATTCTGCTAAAGATAATTTAACTAATGTTAAGAATATTGTAGAGGCTCAAAGGCAAAGACTAGAAGCACAAGGTAAAACTCACGATGTAGAAAAAGCTATGATGGCTATTTTACAAAGTACAGGAGACCTTGAAGCAATATCTTTATATACAGCAGAAAAGCAACTTGAAATTGCTAAGCAACAAACTCAAGAAGGTGAAAAAGAGTTAGCATTAGAAAAGCAACTTAATAAACAAATTGGTTTAACAGGAGGTTTATTTAAATTATTCTCAGATAAACTAGGAGTAGGAAACGAGTACTATTCTCAAATGGTTGCTAAGGCAAGACAACTTGAAGCTGAAGGGAAGAAGATGACGTTCTTTGATAAGTTAGGAATGTTAGGTAAAGCTGGTGTAGGTGGTTTAAAAGAAGCATTCTCAGATCCTTTAACTGCGCTACCAATAATTGGCACTGCTTTAGGAGGCATTGTAAAAGGGTTCATGAGCTTAGTTGAACTAGGCTTACAAGTTCAAGATAGAAACGTTAAATTTGGTAGAGCTCTTGGTTTATCTAAACAAGAAGCACAAGGAATAGTAAACCAGTTTCAAAAAATATCTTTAAACTCTAATAGTGCTTTAGTTACTACTCAAAGATTAGTAGAGTCACAAACAGAATTATCTGATCAATTAGAGGTTAACAACATACTGTCTGGTGAAATTCTTGAAACAAACGTAAAGTTAAAAGAGTTAGCCGGGATAGATGCACAATCAAGAGCTGAGATTGCAAAATCAAGTACAATAACTGGAAAATCTTCAGAAGGTATCACTAAATCAGTTTTAGCCCAAGTAGTTGGTTTAAAGCAAGCAACAGGGATTAGTTTTAATTACCAGAAGATTCTTAAAGAAGCATCTAATTTAGGCGGCTACTTAGGCTTGTCTTTTGCAAAATATCCAGCTCAACTAACTAAGTCATTAGTTACTGTAAAAGCTATGGGTATGGAGTTAAAACAACTCGATTCATTAGCTGATTCTTTCTTAGACTTTGAATCGTCTATATCAAAAGAGTTTGAAGCACAACTATTAACTGGTAGAGATATTAATTTAACTAAAGCTCGCGAAGCTTTCTTAAACAATGATCTTGCAACAGCCGCTTCAGAAATAACTAATCAAGTTGGTTCTGCTGGAGACTTCTTAAAACTAAATCGTATACAAGCTGAATCTTTAGCTTCTGCATTTGGTATGAGTCGTGATCAAATGGGTGAAATGTTGAAGCAGCAAGAGTTATTAGCTAAGCTAGGTGCTAAACAAGGTGATAGCGCTCAAAAACAATTACAACTAGGAATAGAGAGATATAAAAATCAAAAAGCACTAACTGCGGCTATTGGAGAAGAAGCATATCAGTCTATGGTTAATGCGTCTGCTCAAGAAAAGATTGCTGGCTTTATGGATAAAATCAAAGAGGCTATTGCAAACTTTGTAGCTAACTCTCCATTAATTCCATTAGTTGAAAGAGCTATAGATTGGTTAAGCAGTCCATCTAATATTAAAACAATTGTTTCTTATATTCAAGGAGCATTTGCTACAATATTCGATATATTTGGATCAATTGCATCTGGAGTTATGAAGGTATTAGACTTTTTACCAGGTATAGACATAGACGACAGTCTAATAGCTATGGTAGGTAGAGGCGGTGATACTATCAGAGCCATGAATTTAGCAGGCTCTATTCCAGAAACTATTTCAGGAGCATCTGCTAAAAAAGAAATAGGAGGCGGAGTAAACTCGCAAGTAGATACTATGAGTATGGCTAGAGGCACAGGAAATCAATCATTAAATGTTAACGTAACAACATTTGTATCTGATACTAAAAAAGATGCAGAAGTACGTTTGGGAAAAACACCTAATTTAGATCACCAAACTAATATGAATTAATAAGAAATGCCTTTAATTGATCTACAAACTAATTTAAAGAACCTTAGGTTTGGTAACGATAGACCAGGATATGGTTCATCAGGCTTGCCTTATATTCAGACTATAATGCCTGATACGCCAGATGCAACTGGTAATACCCAACCTATTTATAGAGCAGGATCTACTGGAGGTCTAGACTTCCCAATCAGAGGAGGCCAATTAGAGTTTAACTTAGGCTCACAATCTTTTACTGTATCTAGTAAAATTGACAAGAGTAGAATCAAGAAATTCTTTGAAGATAAAAATAGAGGAACTACTTTTATTCAAAAGCAAGTAGGCCTTCAACTATCTAACCCTAAGATCGAGACAGGAAACACTTTGTTTGGTATACCACAAGGTATTCCTATTCCTGGTTTGATAGAAAACACTAGAGTATATAATCTAGGAGAAAATACATTAGCTCAAGTTGGTGTGTCTGGAACAGGTTTTCACGCTATTAGGCATGGCCTGGTACCATTTAATTACTTCCAGAAGCAATACTATGATATTGTTAACAAACAAAACGTAGATAACCAGAAGGCTTCTAATAGACTTGTAAATTTAGCGGCACTTAAGATGACTACTGGAGCAAGTCCTTTTGTAAACCCTACTAATGTTCCAGACATTAATCTAATTAATACACTAGGTATATCTTTAAACAGAAACATGATCTTCCAATATCTAGGAGGACCTAGTTCTGTTTATGGTATTGGTACAACTACAATTCCTCGTGTTGTTGACACTACTAAACTTGTTTCTGCACTTGCGATGAATTATGATCAGTTGCTTAATCAAAAAAGTAATCTGAACAACCCAGTTCCAGAACTACAAGACTTTAGACAGAAGATAAATGAAAGTACAGGAAACCTTGTATTTTCTAATACATGGACTAAACAACAGAGCGTAGACTATCGATTCATGATTAATAAGAAAGATAAGTTAAATCAAATTTATCCATTCTTATTTAGAAATGATCAAGCTCCTTGGGAAATCAATCAAGAAAACACACAAGATCTTATTAAATTTGTATTTGAAGGAATATCAAATGATGATCCAAACTATTCTACAGCTATATTCTTTAGAGCATTTTTAACAGCCGGAATAACAGACACTAATAGTGCTGAATTAAACTCGTTTAAATATATAGGTCGTGGAGAAAACTTCTTTACTTATCAAGGATTCAATAGAACTGTAGGATTTTCTTTTAGAGTTGCAGCGCAATCTAAAGAAGAGTTGAGACCTTTATATAATAAACTTAATATGTTAACTAGTCAGGTTTATCCTGATTATAGTTCTCAACAAGGTATAATGAGAGCTCCTATAGTTCGTGTAACCATTGGAGATTATCTATATCGTGTTCCTGGTTTCTTAGAATCAGTTAATTTAACTGTTGATAATAACACTCCTTGGGAAATTAATCTAGAAAATGACACATCTGGTAACATTGCACAGCTACCTCAAGTAGTAGATGTTTCAGTTTCATTTAGACCTATTCTTGATGTACTTCCTAAAAGAGCTAATACAGTGTCTACCACGGCTACTAGAGTTGATACCGGAACTAGTATAACGACAGAAACAGAAACTATTACATCTAATATTGTTCCGTTAATAGCTAATATACCGCAAGCTCAAGGATCTCCTAATACATTTATTCAGCCTCAAATATCAATACAAGGAGATGTTACAGTTAGAGAGTCTACTAATGAAGAGTTATCTAGACTAAGAGATATTAACGCTGCTCCTCCTGTTCAACCTCCAAGAATTCCTATTGTACCAAATAATATAATTAGACCTACTACAAGATAATGAGCTACAGATATCAAAATATAGAAGTAATAAAATACGCTGCAACTGGTAGTGAGTACTATGTTAATAACATTTATCCAGAAATTCCACCTACTAATGATGATAACTATGTTATAACTACATTAGGAGATAGATTAGATCTACTAGCTTTGGATTTTTATGGTGATGTTAGTTTGTGGTGGATCATAGCTTCAGCTAATGCACTACCAGGAGATTCATTAGTAGTTGAACCAGGCACACAACTTCGTATACCTGTTGATGTGGCTAATGCAATAAACAATTATAAGGTAATAAATGCAACAAGATAGTTATGGCAGGTCTAGATACTACTAAAATATCTAACATTTTAGGAACGAAGATTCCTAAGTGGCTATTAGATCAGTTAAACTACAGGTCTATTCAAAATAGTCAAGACACAAGAGACAATAACAATATTTTATATCTAGCTAATAAAACAGCTTGGATAAGAGTAGTCTCTTCTATTGATATAGTTAATCAATTTGATCTAGACTATTTTAGACGTGTTGTTGGTGATACCATAAAAGACAAATCTGATCTTGCTAAACAATTTGTTTTATTTGGTGGCACATCAAAATACTTAGGCAACAATTCATATGGTCTAAGATCAGGCCTAGGTAAAGATGGTGCTTATGGTATATTAGGAGATGAAGAAATTAAAAAGTATGGTTATAGACCAATGCCAGGCATCACTAATGTTACTATTGAAACATTAGGTAAGTTAGGTTCACTTAGACAAGCTACTATTAATTTCAGATGTTGGGATAAAGCGCAGCTAGATATTATTGATGCTCTTTATTTTAAGCTTGGTTTTACCATGTTCTTAGAATGGGGAAACACATATTTTTATAAAGCAGGAAACCCTGACAAATTAGAATCAACAGAGTTATATTCAATAGATCCATTTAGATTGAATTTAACCAAAGAAGAGATAGCTTTACAGATCACAAAAAACATGCGTGAATCAGAAGGTAACTATGACGGCATGTTAGGTATGGTTACAAACTTTAACTTTAGTTATAATCAAGATGGAGGCTATGATTGTAGTCTAAGATTGATGGGTCTTGGTGTATTAGGTGACGCTATTAAGATCAACAACCCAAAAGATCTTCCAGATATATTAGCAGAAGAGATTCGTCTTTATAATAATACACTACTTCAAATTGCAACCGCAGAAGAAAGAGCCGCTCAATTAGCTGCTAAAGCTGCCGCCGCAGATGCGTTAGCTAAAGAGAATGAAAGAAAAACAACACTAGACCAGTTAATTGCAGCTAATGGAGTTGTGTATGACTATCAAAATAATCGTATTACAGGAGCTGCAAGTTCTTATGCTTCTAACGTATTACCTAAAATACAGAATGCGGATATAACATTCAATACCTCAGGTTGGGGACAGATTCAAGTTATAAAAAGACTAAGAGGTTTTATACCTGTAGAAAAAGATAGGTTAGCAAGAACCACAGTTAAATTAGATGGAGCTAGAATAAATCAATTAATTGATACAACGCAACTTAATTTAACTAGTATCAATGCCTGGGGAACTAGTGATGAAACTATAAGAAATATAATAGACACTGATGGAGATAGATCAGCAGGAAATGAAGTTACAGGTAAATGGAACTGGGATAGTAAAACAAGCGGTTTAAATTATAGACTCTCAATAACCAGAACTTTTGGAGCAAAAACAAATGAACCTGGTGCTAGTCCAGAATATTATTTTGTTAGTTTTGATTAGTTTAAAAGACAGTTTTTATCGGTAATTAATAACCCAGATAATGACTATGCTATAACTGATATATCAGGAGTTGACTTTAATACAACTTCTTACACTGTTAGATTTTCTATTCCTTTTACTAAAAAAATTACGGTAGTTTCTCCTCAAACTATATCATCAACAGGACAAATAGTTCCTGGAACTACATCAACTAAAGATGCCTTAGTTAGGATGGAAGTAGAATTTACTTTCGAAGATAGTAGTTTTATAAAGAGTTTTAATACACAAGGAATAGATCAACCTATAGATTTTGTAGGAAATCAAGCTGCTATTGCTGCACAAAACCAACAACAGGCTCCTACGCAAGAAACTCAAAATGCAGAGCAAGAGAATTCTATTTTACAAATAAAACAAGCTTTAGAATTACAATCTGGTCTAGAGTTAACTTTAAGAACAATACAAGTTCGTGCTTTAAATAAAGCAATAAATAGAGGACCTACTCCTGACTTAGAAATAGGTAGAAAAGTATATACTTTTGAAATATATTCAAGTGGTGAAGCGGTTCAAGGAAAACCTTTTTACAATCAGATATTTTCTAATGGGGTATTTTCTAAATATATAACTGATCTTATTGGTAAAAATATTACAGATAATCAACCTACAAACCCTGAACAGAGATTTTTATTGAATGCTAAATACGGGTTTGCTTCACAATTAATGTCAGGTGATGCCAAGATAGAAGATGTAAAAGGCAAAGAAGTAGATTATAAAAAATTATTAAACGCTTACGTTGTACCTTATCAAGTCAATCAAGAGATTGTAAAAGGAACATCTACAAATCACCCAGTATACATTCCTTTAGGGTTATTAATTATGATATTGAATCATAGTTGTACTATCTATGATACAAATAACTCTAATACACAAACACCTTTAGTATACATTGACTTTAATACTAACCTAAACTTCTTTTTGAGTAACAATAAGCAGTTGAGCACAAATCCTTTTAAGGTGTTAATTCCATTTAGAGGTGCTTTTTCTGATTATCAAGATCTGTTTTCTACAGAAATTTTATCTAAAGATAGAACAAAAATACAACCTCTATCAGGAAGTTTACAAGACACTCCACTATTTAATACAGAATTAAATGATCTTTTGTCAGGTCAACTACCAGATACTAAAGCACCTAGTGGAGTAGATGGTGATTCTAATCCATATCGTGGACAATTAATGAATATCCTACTGAACATAGATTATGTAATCAGTTTAGTTCGAGAGTTTAGTTTAAAAGATGGCACAAATAACATCTACTTAAAAACATTTTTGGAGCAAATAATATCGGACATCAACAAATATCTTGGCAATTTCAATGCACTAAGATTAGCTTACCACGATGCTTCAAACACATTCCAGATTGTTGATGATCAAGTGATTCCTCCAACAAGTAAAGAAGATATATTAGAACCAGATAACACAACAAATTTACCTTTATTAGGCAAAGCTAGTATAGCTAAATCACTAGATATTAGAACTGAAGTTAGTAGTAAATTAAGCAATATGATTGCTATATCCGCCAATTCAGATGTATCTGGAAAAGCTACTCTATCTACTAATGGTGATAATTTTGGCTTTATCAACACAAGTTATAGAGACAGATATATTCCTGTAAAAGGAGATGTAACTGGATCAACTAAATCAAATGGGGATTCTTTAAAATCCGCAGCGATTCAATTTAATCAAACTATATCTGATTTTTATAGTAAAATAAACCCTTCAGAAGCAAACGTTTCTCAAGCTACTAACTATTATATTGAAAAGATGAGTAGGATCAAAAACAACGAATATCCTACTAGAGCATCTACAATGATACCAGTATCTGTTAATTTTACAACAGACGGCGTATCTGGTTTTAGAATGGGACAAGGCTTTACTGTTCCGGATGAATTACTTCCATATACATACAATACTCGTAATGTACAAGGCGTACAAGGACTTGGAAAAGATCACTTAAATAAAGTTGGCTTTGTAGTAGTTGGTCTTACTGATACTATAGAAAGTAACCAATGGAATACTAGTGTTAAAGCTAATATGATCTTCTTAAAAAACGCTTCTGAATTTACAGGATCAGTTACACAAGTTGTTAGAAGAGACTCTCCGTTTGGAGTTAATGTTACTAATGAAAATACTAGTGTACCTACAGTGAATACTACATTTGTAGGAAGTAATATAGATGCAAAAAGAGCAGCTGAGGCTTATTTAGGCAAACCAATAACTGATCAGGGATGGAATCAATTAGTAGCAGCTACATTTGCAGAAGCTAGTCAAGATCAAACTGAAAGGGCTTGGGTAATGGCAGTAATCTTAAATAGAACTAGAACTAGATTTTTAGGTGCTACTACAATAACAGAAACTCTAACAAGAAAAAATCAATTCCAAGCCGTCACAGGAACGTCTGCTAATGGATATCAACCTAGTTCAAATTATAGGAATGGTCCAAATAAAGCACAAGTAGAATCTATTTATGGGGCCGCTATAAATATTCTTGCTTCCGTTCCAAAAAATTATGTATATTTTACATCTAATGTAGCAGCTGCTTACGGTGCTGGAACTGATATATCTTTTTTAACTAAATTAAAAAGTCAACCTGGTTCAAAAATTATTGGTAAAACCGTGTTCGCAATAACAGCATAAGATATGTTAAGATATTATCCATCATTTGCAATCAAGCCTAATTTGAATACAACAGGAACTGAATTCACACTTAATGGAGTTCCATATGCTGGTCCATACTATGAAACATACGATGGCAGAGCTTTTACAGGATCTACACCTGAACAAGGATCTAATCAAGAACTACAAAGAGTTCCTATTTATTTATCAGCTCCAGGTATAAATGATGCTAATATGTCTTTAAGATTAAGAAAATCTTTAGCGTCTAAAACAGGAGTTACAGAATCTACTAACGCAGTTAATAGAATACCAGGTCAACCTAATTCTTACTATCCGCAACCTCTTGAACAAGATTATAAAAAAGGGTACATTATTCGTTACTTTACTAAAAAAGAAAACGAGCGTGGCTTTGTAACTGAGATCAGTCAAGATGAGTATAACTCAATTATAAACGGTACAGCAGACTACGATATATCAATTTATCAAACTACTACTATACTTTGGAAGTTGACAGGGCCATTGAATAGTAAAAGAGAATCGCAATACAATATTATACCAGGGATCATTGAGACCAATCAAAGATTGACAGAAAATGCTAATAGAACTTTCTTAGGGATAGTTGATTTTATTGGAGGTGACTACGCAAAATTCGCTAGACCTACTTAATAGATTGTTTTTTTACTATCATTAGAATAGTATATTATTGTCACTAATAACAGGTTATGTATTTCATCATTGAAAATAAAGAGCAGCTAGATCGTCTAGAGTTAACTGATGATGCATTCATTCAGATAGTTACTTCAAACGATTATTATCACCCTAAGTTAAGTAGGGCAAGCCTTATATATTATCATAATGGTAAGAAAGGCTACATGTTTGTGTTGAACCACTCAGAAGGGTTTTCACTAGATATTAAATTAGTTGAGCAGTTCTTACAAAAGCACGACAAGATCTATTTACTAGACAAGAAGTTTCACTCGTACTTCTTAGATCTACCTAAGTCAATTGATGTACAGTTTATCTGTCTTGACAAAAACAACGAGTACAGTTCTTTTGAGTGTAACACACCAGTTCACCGTGACTTTTATATCAAGCATCCTGTACTACCAACAGTTAATGAGATCATTCCTATCACAAAACACTATGAAAAGTGTGAGTGTCTCTACAAGATGGTCAAAGACTATTTTGAGCTTGAAATGGACATTGAACTTCAAGACAAACTAGTTGAAGCATATAAGAAAGTAGAGGAGTCCGGGATCAAAGTTGACCTAAGTTGTTTTCGTAAGAAGTTTGAATTCCAGCACCCAGAATATAGTTTATCAGGTGACACTGTTTATTCTTATTACAACCTGTATAATTTGACAGCTAGGCCCACTAACTCATTCAATGGTATTAACTTTCTAGCTATACCAAAGGACCATGATTTTAGAGAGTGTTTTGTACCAAAGAACGACTTTCTTGTAGAGTTTGACTTTGATGCTTACCATTTGAGGCTAATATCAAGGTTGATTGGGTTTGAACCTCCAAAAGAGTCTATGCACACCTATTTAGGACGCGCATATTTCAACGTAGATGAGCTCACTGACGAGCAGTATAAAGAATCAAAGACCATTACGTTTAGGCAACTGTATGGAGGTATTGAGGCCCAATACAAACACATTGACTTCTTTAAACACCTTGATGAGTTTATTAATCAAGAATGGAAGAAGTATAATGCCCATAAAGCAGCAGTACTTCCAACGGGCAGGATCTTAAAGAAGCTTCCAGGTATGAATAAGCTCAAGCTCTTTAACTACATTGTTCAGAACCTGGAAACCAAGGAGAACATTGACAAGATCTTGGAGATAAACAAACTTTTGAGTAAGAAGAAGACAAAACTGATCTTGATCACCTACGATTCTTTCTTGTTTGACTTTTCAGCCCAAGACGGTAAAACACTCTTAAAAAAGATAAAAGAGTTGTTAGAAAATAATGGTATGATTGTAAAACACAAATACGGCACGAATTATGCTTTCTAGTAATATTACAATATTTATTAACAGTAAACAGTTATGACAGAAAATAAAATAATCGAACTTACCCAAGAATCAATGGCAAATAAGTTGTTTTGTACTTTCACCTCAAAAGATGGTCTAGATGAGACTTTGAGAGAGATTAATAGAGAGTACACCATCATGTATAGAAAGATAT